TATTCAGCATTACTAACTTCAATTGCTTTACCCATCTTTTGATATGTAGTTTCACATAAATCTAAGTCAGGTGATTTCAGTACTGTAATATCAAACAAAGCTATAAGTATTATATGTGCAAAATCATCTATAATCAATATAAGTTTAAAATCATTACTTTTAGATTGATGGACAGCATCTAAAACACCTTTAAAAGTCATCCCACTGTTCTTTTCTTCAATTTCCACTGTAGAACCTACTAAACTATTTAGTTTCTCTACTATTATATCTCTTGTATTCATATCTCTTTATTTATTTGTTTTTAAAATCATAACAAGCAAGTATTACACCACTATAATGTACACTAAAACCAACTACTACATTACTACTTGTTATAAATACTAATTCACCATTCTCATTAATCTTATAACTACTCATATCTTTATTTGTTGAAATCTAAGCCACAGTATACCAGTAAATACTAGTTAACCTACTAGCATTACTTGACTATACATCTCTGTTAGCCCTGTTATTTCTGTCTTTACGAATTTAGGTGTGTCAACTCTTAACATACCATTAGTATCAACAACGAGATTACCCATTGTTAATACTTCAGTTTCTTTCTTCTTTCTCATTAGTTACAAGCTATCATTTCATTTATGGTAAACTTGTTATTGTACCATTTCTCAATGTGGAACACACCCTTACGAATATATCCTCTAACCTCAACTAAATGAGGTATTGCTTTGATATCACCTCTGTTGAACACAGCAGGTATGAAATCACTATTATTTTCAATATTATTAACGTCACTATTATTGACATCAACAATACCATCAGTATATACTACTCTAATCCTAGGTAATACTCTATTTATTTTCTTTGGTTCTTTATTATTTGACATAATGTGGTAAATTAGTTGGTTAAACAAAAGCTATAAGTATAGTTACAGTGCTCATAGCACCTGCAAGTATCCCAAGCATAAAATGTATCTTAGATTCATTCATAATAAGCAGTATTTAGGTATTAAAACAATAACTACACTATAGTATTACCTATAGCATAGTTATTATAAACACTTACAAGGTTCTCATCCTTGAATTACTCAGGTGATTAATAAAGTTCGTCAGCCTCTCTTGGTTAGTTGGTAGAATATAACTTGTTGTACATTTCTTTACCTATGTACACATTATATTCTACTGATTGTTTAACTTTATTAATTTGCACCTCAACCCTCTATGATTGGGTAAATGTTTATTATTTAAATGATATTAGAAAGGCATATCATCATCACCTTTATCAGCAGATGCTACAGGAGCACTTGGTTGAGCTATTGCTTGACGCATTGCTACATCAATCAATTGATTAGTAGCTCTAGTACTCAATGCAATAGATTCATTAGTATTCTTTGGAAAGTCTTTTCCGTATACTCCTTCTTCGCCGTCCTTCTTAATATAAGTATCCCCAGCTTTCACATTCTCTACATCCATTGACATAGTACTACCACCAGTCTGTACTAAAAGCTTTAATACGAAAGCATTTGGTGCACCACATCTAGTAGCTAGTCTAGCTAGTTGTCCACTAGATTGTTTGAATACACCAGTAGCACTTGGATTGTCTGCTGATTTGTTTGTTACAATTACACCAGTACCGTCAGCGTTAATTTGAATTTCTTTGATTGTTAATGTTACATTTTTCATAAGTCTTAAAGTTTAAAAGTTAATAAGTTATTATATTATTCTACTACCTATTCGTTATAAGTAGATTTTGAGGATTAAAAACACCATCGGGGTGATTCAATCCAAAATTTAGTGAGGGGGGATGAATGGAGGTGGTTCTCGCTTCGACATATATCCCCACTTTTATTTCTACAAATTTTTATTTTTTATATCCACTTTACCATCATCCAATACGTCGCCTAGTATATATGCCAGAGAGTCTCCTAATATCTTGTGTTTAATATCTTGTGTCATCTATGTCTAATATCTCCCGATTTATCATTTGTAGAGTCTCCGAATAGTCTCAATTTCACCATGTTGTAAAGTCTCCAAATAGTCGCTAAGTCGGCATGTCGAATAGTCTCCAGAATCTCACTTTATATAGTCTCCAATCAGCAGTCTAAAAATCTCAATTATCACCACCTTGTACAGTCTTTACAATCTCCAGTTATATACCACTCTATACACTTGTAAAACCACCATTGTAGATTGTACTATATAGAGACACCGTGACACCATTTTTTCATTAACGGCTAGACACCAAGTAGAGCAGTCTAAATAGTTGTTCAATATTTAGAGTAGGATTTGGGATGGGATTTGGAGTGCTCTAAAAGATGATACTTTAGATACCAAAGATGAACCTATAATAAACACCATGTGGACTGCTATAAATTGTTATATAGTATATGGTGCATTGGTGACTCCACGAGTGGGTATAAAAAATCCCATATACATTGGTGTAGTATATAGGTGTGGTGTTTTCTTGTTACCTTGAATAAGATATTTAAAGGTACAAGAAATTCCTGACATATCCTAATTTTGTCGTACATTATTTCAAATTAAATTTGGCGTATCAGCCTGTAATGTAGAAAATAGTGACGTGGTGGTTCTACTATTTGGAGGTATTTAAAAATAATGAAATAAAGACTATACATAATTAGGTTTTACGGTTTATTGTCTATATATTAGTGTATCTTTAGGCAGAAGAACTCACAGCAATGAAATTAGATACTACAATACAGCATATTTTAGACGTTATTAATCGTGAGGTTAATGATGAGATGGATATAGATTTAGACGATGACACTGTCTTAGATATTATTAATAGTCAATTCAGTGGTATTGCTGGATATACAAAAGACAAGAAAGTCGTTAAGCTAGACTACTTCGGTAAATTTAAGATTGCTGATGGTCGGGAAGATTACGTAACAAAAGGTAGATTAAAGAACATTATGGTATATTTAGGAAACATTGAAATACTACCTGATTATAGGTATGTTATTGAAGACAGAGAAGAGGTTGATTATCATTCTATAGTTAAGTTTGTAGATAGTCAGCTTAAGAGTAAGATTGGTATTGCTACTATAGTTGATAAAATTAAGGTTGTAATAGATGGTGTTAATACACCTTTAAAACACTTAACAAATGATTAAGATATTTAATGTCTCACGGACTAATGAACTAACTATTGATTTAGCTGTTGTTAAATCTATTCCTGAGTTCAAGAAGATAGTAACTAGAGATAAGGGAAGTTCGGGTGATTCTGATGGTAGAAAGAAGTATAGAGCAGACAAAGAAATGATCTATGTATACTACTTAGCTGATTTAAGGAGTCCTCCTAGACTTGATGGTAAGAGTGAGAGAGATATACATGATTACGCTGTTACTTCTGCTGGTTTAGAAGAAAGCTATCAGGTGGATGAGGTAATTGAGATTGCTATAGCAAAGTATAAAGAGATACAGTTGGACACACCTGAACTTAGACTTTTAAATTCACTTTTAAGGGGTCTTGTTATGTCTAGTAAAGTTGTAGACGTTATTACTGATAAGATAGAGACTGATTTAGATTTTTACGCTAATGGTGGCTTGGCTACAACAGCTGAGACTTTAGCAGACTTAGAGAGTGACAGTGTAGAACTTAAACCTGATGCTAGTGCAATGCTTTCTAACTTGATTGGAAATATGAATGAAATCAGTAAGATGGGTAGTTCTGTAAACAAGGCTATCACAACTGTTAAAGATGTATACGAGAAAGTTAAGCAACAAATGAGTGAAGACGATGCTATAAGAGGTGGTGGAACAATCAACCCAAGAGAAATGCCAAATTAATATTAAATAAATAGATATATGAATTATTATTTAGACACAGAATTTCACGAGTACAAAAAGAAGCCTTTTATAGGTAAAGCTATAGATACTATAGAACTTATTTCAATAGGTATTGTAGCAGAAGATGATAGAGAGTATTATGCTGTTAGTAACGAGTTTGATTTAAAAGCTACTTGGAGTAATGAATGGTTAAGAGATAACGTACTATTAAATATTGTACACGACTTAGCTAGAAAAGATTACAAAGAGAAAGACGCTTATATGCACGATTTCGGTAGTTATACAAATTGGTTAAAGTATATAAAAAAAGGGAATAACTGGGAAAAAACATGGTACAAGAGAAGTAAAGAACTTATTAATAAGTATGGTAAATCAAGAGAACAAATAGCTACTGAGATTAAAGAGTTTGTGACAATGTCAAATGTACTAACCTTCGAACTTAGTCCTAATAGTATTAGTCCTGTTAATATGACACCTATTAATTTCTACGCATACTACGCTGACTATGATTGGGTAGTATTCTGTTGGTTATTTGGACGTATGATTGACCTACCAAAAGGATTCCCAATGTACTGTATAGATTTAAAGCAAGAGTTAGACAATAAGGCTATTGATTTTGAAAAAGAGAGTTGGATTGGGAAAGGTAATGGAGTGGAATATCTTAAAGATAGAATAGAGTATCCTAAACAAGATAACGAACATAATGCTCTTGACGATGCTAAATGGAATTTAAAACTACATAAGTTTATACAATCACTATGAGTACTATAAATTACACTGAAAAACGTATTATACAATTCGACGAACCTTCTCATACTTATACAGATGAAAGGGGAAATGAATATACATCTGCTACTACACTTATAGGTAAGTATCAGAAACCTTTTGACAGAAGATACTATCTAATGTGGACAGCTTTAAAAAGAAACAACTACAAGTTAAAATATAGTGATACTAATGCTACACAGCATATTATTACGATTAGAACTACGGGTGGTTTTAAAGACTTCAAACTTAAGTATCTTTATGATAACGAAAAGAGGATTTTAAACATATCTACTGATGCAGTTGCGGCTGAGTGGGAACATACAACTGATATAGCTTGTGACAAAGGTAACGATAAGCATAATTTCTTAGAGGATGAAATAAATAAATTTAGTTCTACACAGAATATACAATTAGATGCTCTACGTAAAGCTCAATCAGATATTAATTTCACTGGTAATTCTCTTAATAGAAAAGCACTTGATAATAGTGCTATAAGAAATAAACACCCTGAGATTTACAGTCTTTTAGTTAAGTACTTAAATGAAGGTTGGACTATACACGCAGAGAAGAGAGTATATAGTGCTTATCTTCTTGTAGCAGGTATGATTGATGTTCTTTTAACTAAGGGCAATAAATTCAAGATACTTGATTGGAAAACTAATAAGAATGAGTTGCATTTTGAAGCAGGTTATTATAAGAAGGATTTGAATGGTGTTGTATCTAAAGAATGGGTTAGAAAGAATGACACGTTCCTGTTCCCTATAAATAATGTAAGTTACTGTAAAGGTAAAGTGTACACATTACAATTAAGTCTGTACGCACATATATTAGAGCTATGGGGATTTGAATGTGACGAACTAATACTCTGCCATATAAGAGATATACCGAATGGTAATAAGTTTGGAGTAGTGAATGAACAGACTGAATTTAAGGTGAAGTTCTATGATATAAAGTTCTTAAAGACAGATATACGTAAGATGCTTACACACTTTATAAAGACAGGTAGGAAGTAGTAATGTCAACACTTGTAGTTAATCATATTACAGGCTTAGACACAAATAGTAAATAACAAATAAATAAATAAGATGAAAAATTACATTGGAACAAAACAACTATTAGCAAAGCCTATGACATTAGGTGAATATAATAAGTACAGAGGATGGGATTTACCTACTGATGAAGACGGTAATAAAAAAGGTTATTTAGTAGAGTACGTAGATAGTACAGACGCTAATCACCCTGATCATAAAGGATATATTTCTTGGAGTCCTGTAGAAGCTTTTGAAAAAGCATATAGAACTACTGACGGTTTGACATTTGGATTAGCTATAGAAGCTCTTAAACAAGGTAAGAAAGTAGCTAGAAAAGGATGGAATGGAAAAGGAATGTGGTTAAGATATATTAATCCTTACCATAATACACAATATTCAATAGCCGAATTATCAGACATTGAAGGTACATTAATGCCATATATTGCAATGAAAACTGTAGATAACGGTCTAATACCTTGGTTAGCTAATCAAACGGATATTATAATTGAAGATTGGATAATAGTTGAATAAGATATGAGTAAATATATATATTTATTAGATGCAGGTCACGGTGGTATAGATGATAATAACGTCTATACCACTAGTGGTAAAAGGAGTCCTATTTGGAAAGATACAAATGAACAGTATTTCGAAGGAGAAGGTAATAGAATAATAAGAGACGAATTAGCTGTTGAACTAAGTCGTAAAGGTATTAAGTATCATTACGTTTCAGTAGGTAGTAAGGATGTCGGTTTAAAAGAACGTGTTGCTGTAATCAATGCTTATTGTGATGCTTACGGTAAAGACAATGTGATACTTATTTCTATACATTCTAACGGTGCTTCAAACCCTCTTGGACAAGGATGGGAAGTATATACTAGTAGAGGACAAACTAAGAGTGATCCTATAGCTACTGTATTTTACAATGAAGCCTTACAAGAGTTTCCACGTAGAAAGTTTAGAAAAGATACTAAGGATGGTGATGTTGATAAAGAAGCTAATTTTTATATTATAGCAAAGAGTAAATGTCGTGCTATACTAACAGAGAATTTCTTTATGACAAATAAGTATGAATGTCAGAATATTTTACTAACTAAATCAGGTCTAAGTAAAATAGCAAACTTACACCTCAACGGAATATTACAAGTAGAAAAGAAATTATAAAATGGCTATTAGTTACGAGAACGGTTTATATAAGAATGATGATGATTTAACATTTGTTAATATGGAGTACTTTCGTGAACCTGCGAAGTACTTTTTAAAGCATGGTGTTTATACACACGAACCGTTTGGTTCTCCTAGATACCTTGCGTATTGGGACGAACAAGATAAAAGATGTAGAGAAGGATATACTGTAGGTGGTGTTACTTTAACAGGTGAACATTATGGGTATTTAAACTTTGCACAAATCAAGGTAACACAAGATGCTAATAAGTCTGCTTATAAAGAAGCTAAGAAGGATGGACATACTCAAAAAGCAAAGAGACAATCAGCTGAGAAGAAAGTTACTTTTCCTGATTTCTATGATGGTGATTACCATTACTTTAAAGCTAAGGAGTTCGCTAGGGAACAAGGTCTTCATTTATGTGTAGGTAAAGCTAGACGTAAGGGATACTCATATAAGAATGGTTGGATTGGTGCTAACAGGTATAACTTATATCCACAGAGTATTACTGTGATAGGTGCATTCTCTAGTAGTTATCTATATCCTCGTGGTACTATGTCGATGGTTAAAGAATATCTTGATTTTCTTAATAAACATACTGATTGGGAAAAGAAGAGACTACTTAGTAATATGTCTCATATGAAGTCTGGTTATAAGTATGTAGGACAAGATGAAGAGCATGGTTTCTTAAGTGAGGTTATTGCTGTTAGTTTTGGACCTGCTAATCCAGGTGCAGCTAGGGGTAAAGATGGTACTCTATTTATGTTTGAAGAAGCAGGTAAGTTTCCTAATCTAATTGAGAGTTTAACATCTACTGCTCCTGCTGTAGAGGATGGTGTCTTTGTTACTGGTCAAATACTTATATTTGGTACTGGTGGAGATGATGCTTCTAACTGGGATGGGTTCGAGGAAATATTCTATGACCCTGAGACTTATAATATGCTTGCTTTTGATAATATATGGGATGACAATGCTGAAGGTACTTCATGTGGTTTCTTTGTACCTCAAATAAGAAACCTCCCAGGTTTTATAGATAAGGACGGTAATAGTTTAACTGCTGCTGCTTTAGAACATGAGACATCTATTAGAGATAGTATTAAGAAGACATCTAAAACTAGTACTAAGTTAAGTGGTTACCAAATGGAGTACCCTAACAAACCTAGTGAAGCTTTTGCAAGGAATACAAATAACATCTTCCCTACTATTGAGATTGATGCACAACTAAAGCTAGTACAGAATGATGGTAATATTAAATACCTAGGTAGACAAGGTGTTTATAAAGATACTGCAAAAGGTGTTATACTAGTACAAGAAGATACAAAAGGAAAAGATTATGAATACATTAAAGAATTTCCACTTAAAAAAGGTAGCCATGTCGATGTTGATGGGTGTATTGTTGAATTTCAACCTCCTTACACTTTACCTGATGGTAGAATACCTCAAGGTTTATATAGGATATGGAATGACCCTTATGCACAGGACAAAGACACTGATGCGATAACTACAAAGGATTCTCTAGGAGCTACTTATGTATATGAGGTTACTAATAGGTTTACAGGAAGTAAAGGAGATATTCTAGTAGCTGCTTATGTAGGTAGACCACCGTCTATGGATGCGTACAATAAACAACTATATCTTTTAGCTAAGAGATACGGTGGTGCCCCAGGTATGGTACAGTTCGAGAATGATAGGGGTGATGTAAAGAATTACTTTAAGAAGATGAAAGCATATCATTTACTTGCTGACGAACCTGAGGTAACATGGAAACGAGAACTCCAATCAGCTAAGACTGGAAGGGTTAAAGGTATCATGATGAATGCTAAGAGAAAAGGTACTGCCGCAATCTATTTAAGGGATTGGCTTTTAGATAAGAGAGGAGAAGACGAGAACGGCAACGATGTTTTGAATTTAAACTATATATACGACGAAGGACTACTAAAAGAGTTGCTAAAGTGGCATATAAAAGGTAACTTCGATAGAGTTTCGGCAATGCTTGTTGGTATGTTCGATTATAGAGAGGTTGAGACACAGGAAGAAATACAGGCTACGGGTGGTGCTCAGAATAATTTTTTCAGTAAGAGTTTATTTAAATAATAATATAGTATGAATGTATTTCCAAAACAGAAGGTTAAGACTTCTGAAAAACTTAAGATAAATAAAGGTGACGACTTTCCTCAATGGGGTAAGGATAACATGGATTTTCTTATAGATAACATTGGTAGTGATTATGAGAAGCTAGAAATGCAATCTTTAATGCGTGTAGCAGAAGGGTACATTGACCAAGAGTTATATAGTTATGTATTGAATCCTTATAATACTGATACAGGTAAGAATAGAAACTTTCCTGCAAGACTGAGAAACTATGATATAATTAGTCCTGTTATATATAGTTTTCTAGGTGAGAAGAGTAAGAAGCCTAATAACTTTCAAGTAGTTGCTGTTAATGAGGATGCACCAAATATGTTTACTGAGAAGTTACATGGTGAAATGTCTAAGTTATTAAATCAGCAGTTTATTAATAATCTTAATGAGCTTGGTGTTGATACTGGGATGCAGAGTAAAGAAGGTACACCAAGTGCTCAAGATTTCTATAAAGAGTTTGCTACTTCTTATAGTGATGCAAGAGCTATAAAGGGACAGGAATCACTCAATATATTGAAGTATGATCTTGACATCAAAGATAAAATGCAGACAGCTTTCTATTACTGGCTAGTACTCGGAAGGGTCATTACATATAAGGACGTACACAGAAATGATGTTAGCTACGATGTAGTTCACCCTATTGAAATGACTTACTCTAAGAGTCCTAATTTACCATACATAGAAGATGGTAACTGGGCATTGAGAAAGTTTAAGATGAATGTTAATGATGTTATTGATAGATGGAGAGACGACTTAGATGATAAAACTATTGACCTATTAGAGAACTTAGGTGACTCTTTACATAACAGTGAAATCAATCACTTTAATGAGATTGCTACTAATAGTCAATTCAATCATGATTCAGATGGTTTGTTAGATGTTTATCACGGTACTTGGAAGTCATTTAAGTTAATAGGTATATTAAAGTATAGTGACGAACTAGGAATTGAGAGAGAGAAAGAAGTTGATGAGAAGTATAAAATAGATAAAAGCATAGGTGATTTAAGTATTAAATGGGAATGGATAAACGAAGTTTGGGAATGTTGGAGAATAGATGAAAGTATCTACTTAGACTGTAGACCTATTAAAGTACAAAGAGATGAAATGAATAACAGCTCTGTATGTAAACTACCTTATAATGGTAGAACTTGGTTTAGTGAAACAAATAATATTAAGTCTGTTCTTAAAGAAGGTATTGATTATCAAACTCTATATAATATATATCACTATAGAGCTGAAATGACAATGGCTAGAAATAAGGATAAACTACTTATGATGCCAATGGGTATTTTACCAAAGGAATGGGGTGATGATGCAATGGAGAATTTTATGTACTATGCGGAAGCTACAGGAATAGGTTGGATAGATGAGAGTAGACCAGGTGCTATGGCTGCTTTACAATCTATTAAAGCAGTAGATTTATCACTGTCTCAATATTTCTCTGCTATGTATGAAGCTATGCAAGCTATAAAACAAGAGTGGTGGGATAGTGTTGGAATGAACAGACAGAGATATGGAGATACTAAAGCTAGTGATGGTAAAGGTGTTAATGAACAAGCAATCTTTAGAAGCTCTGTAATAACAGAGGAGTTGTTTAGACAATTTGGTAAGTTCGAAGAGAAGGATTTAAATGGTCTATTAGACTATTCTAAGTTAGCTTGGATTGACGGTAAAAGAGGTTCTTATATAGGTAGTGACGGTAGAGCTGAATTATATGATGTCGATAGTCTTCAACACATGGAGAGTCAGTACGGTATATTTGCTAAAGATCAAAGTGATGAGAATGAGAAACTAGAGACTATGAAGAGTATTGCTTTAACGTTTGCTCAAAATGGTAGTAAGCCAGGTCTTATATCAGAGATAATAGATAGTAGTAACTTTAGTCAAACAAAGACTCATTTAGCTAACTTAGATAAGATGGAAGATGAGAGATTGAAAGCTGAACAAAAAGCTGAACAAGAATCTAATGAACGTATTCAACAAATGGTTAATGAGAATGACGAGAAAAATAGAGAAGCCGCTAAGTATAAAGTCGATATGGATTATAAACGACATATTGATGGTAAGAAGATAGATGCTAAATTAGCTATTAACTTGAAAGACGATATTGCACCTGTAGATGATACTTTAGATTATTTAAAAGAGAGTAATCAAAATGCTACAAATAGAGAACAGATGCAAAGAACTAGCGACTTAGAGAATAAGAAACTAGACATTGAAAGAGAAGGAATGCGTAGTGCTGAAAATATAGCTAGAGAGAATAAAAATAAACACGATAAGTAATATAAAAAAATAATATAGAATAAGAACCTATATAATAAATTGTAAATATCAAAACAAATACATAAATTTAGAAATATGAAAATTAACGGAACAAATAAGGCATTTAATAAGCCACTTGTGAACTATGGTGACGTAGTGTTTAGAAGAGAAGATATAGAGATAGGTAGTCTATTAGATGGTGACGCTTTTAGTGGTAATGAAAGTGGAGGTAATAGTAATACTGAGGACACTACTAACACTAATACTAATACTGAGGATAATCAAAATACTAATACGAATGTCAATCAAGAGGATAATAATCAAGAGGACAATCAAAATACTAACACTGAGCAAAATACAGACACTGAGCAGGGTACTAACACTGAGCAAGCTGTTGATTTAACAGATGAAGAATTTAAAGCTGAATTACTAGAAAAGTACAAAGGTACAGATGTTGATGAAGAAGGTAACATTGTAGATGATAAGGGAGAGATTATAAAGAAGGTAGATGAAATTGAAGAATACGCTAGTGACGAAGTACCTTTTATTAATGAGATACAAACTACTTTAGGGTATGAGATACTTGGTGAAGATGGTGCTCCTGTACAGTACGAAGATACTACTGAAGGTATTGCACAATATGTGTCTGATTCAGCAGGTCAACAAGCTACTAGTCAAATAAATAAATTTTTAGATACTTTCCCTGAGCTTACAGACTTACATAATCATCTTGCAACTGGTGGTAATGTAAATAACTTTTATGCTACTGAACAAGATTGGTCAAATACTGAATTAGATAAGTCTAATAAATCACAGTTAAGGTCTGTTATAAAAGAAGATTTCTTATCCAAAGGAATGGATGAAGGGACGATTGATACTATGTTAGATACTTTTGACGACACTGGTAAATTGTTTGAGATGTCCAAAGTAAGTAAACAAGCTAGGATTGATACTAAACTTGAAACTGCTAGAGTTAACCAACAAAAAGTAGACAAGCAAAAAGAAGATAGACAAAATAATATTGTTGCACACTGGAATGAAATTAAGACAGTTGTAACAAATGGTAAGTTAAAGAACATTAATATACCTAAAGCAGAACAAGACGATTTCTATAACTATGTATCTAAAGCTGTTGACAGTAATGGTAATAGTCAAGATATGGTTGACAGACAAAAAGAAGACAAAGAAACTACTTTAATGATGTCTTTTTGGAGATACAAAGGATATGACTTAAATAAACTTGTTAAATCTATGGTAGCACAAGAGAAAGCTACTTCTATGAGACAACGTATTACTAAGAACGTACCTAAGCATAAACGAAATGTTATTAAGAAACCTATATCAGGTGCTCAAAATACAGACATTAATATAAACAATTTTCAATAGTAAATAATAAATATAAACAAATAAACAAAAATGAACGGAAGCAACTCAACTAATGCTAGAGTCTTGTATCACGATAGACATGACTCTACAGGGTTTACAAATGAGAATACATTAGCTAATGCCTTACTCTCAAAACCAGATCAATTAAATCCTGTAATCACTCACCTACAAGGTAGAGAAGATAATAGGTTTCCATTGTCTTTTATGACAGAAGGACAAAAAGGTGGAACACGAACTATTGAACTTAATGATGTACAATATGATTGGAATACTTTTAGAAGATTAAGAACTACTGATACAGTTGTTTCTAGTGCATATACTTCTTCTAGTAAAGCAGGTATTGGTCACGGTTACTTCTATGTTACTTTTAAAGAGAACTGGTTAAAGCAACAAAGAACTGTTGAATCACCTAATGGTACTCGTGCTAGAATCATGGGTAAAGCAATGCAAGATGGTAGTAATTTTAAATATACTTTACAAATTATTACAACTGATATTGGAGCATTTGTAGATCCTACTCAATTTGCTGCTGGAACTATATGGGGTTCTGTAGGTGGATCGTCTGTTTCTGAATCATACTCTAAGGGTAATGAAAGTAATGTTACAACTCCAGGTAAAATAAAGAATCAAATTAACTTCTTAAGAAAGAGTTATGAGATAGGTGGAAATTTAGCTAACAAGACTGTCGAAGTTCAGTTTAATGTTAATGGTAAAATGACTAACTACTGGATTGATTTCGAGAGATGGCAACATATGATTGATTGGAAAGCTTCTTGTGAAGAGGAGTACTGGTATTCTACTTATAATAGAAACTCTAGTGGTGTTGTTACAATGAATGACCCTGATACTGGATTACCTATTCCAATGGGAGCTGGTTTATTAGATCAAATTCCTAATCATGATACGTATAGTGAATTGACTGCACAGAAGATTAAAAGAACTGTTGCTGATGTTATGTATGGTGCTACTGATACAGGTAACATGGACATTACTTTATATACTGGTGAAGGTGGAGCTGAAGAGTTTGACAACGCTATGAAAGATGAAGCTAGTGGATTCAATCTTGTAGCTAACGCTAATGTAGGTGATAAATTCGTTAAAGGTGGTACTGGAAGTAGAAACTTAATGTATGGTGCTTACTTTACTCAATATCAACACGTAGATGGACATACAGTTACTCTTAAAAAGGTTAACTTATTCGATCATGGTGGTAGAGCTGCTGTATCTAACAGACATCCTGTTACAGGTAAACCTCTTGAATCATATAGAATGGTATTTGTGGATCAATCTGTTTACGATGGTGAAAGAAATGTTCAAATGGTTACTCAAAAAGGAAGAGGAATGATTACTGGTATACTTAAGGGTATGGCGCCGACTCCTTATGACTTTAAAGGTAACAACGATATGAACATCGCTACTGATCAAGATAAGTCTAGTGTACATTTCTTATCTGCTAAGGGTGTTGCTATTAGACGTAATACACATTGTTTCCAATTAACGTGTGATATTTCATAAGAATAAATAATAATTATAATGTATAAGGGTGTAGGAGACTACACCCTTTTTAAACAAAAATTAAAACGATGGAAGAAAAGATAGTTTATATAAGAAGAAAAGAAGGAATTAAAAGCTCATTAGGAGAAGACACAACTGACCATATTTGGAAGATCGGTTCATCTTTTAAAGGTACTATGCCATTAAAGGGTTTAACTATTGAAGAAGAGAATAAATATTTACCTGAGATACTAGGTATAAATGCAGGTTCAGCTGAATGGGGTAAACAAGTTAGAAATTACTGGAAAAACATTAGTGCTATTATACCAGCAGGAGAAGGTAAAAAACTTGATATAACAACAGAAAAAGGTGTTCCTGTAAATATAGTTGAATACATCTTATGGAAGTATTGTTTAGTATATAGTAAAGTAGCTAATTCAAAAGAAGATTTAGCAAAGAGTCCAAAGATTAGATTTTTTATCTATAGCAGTGAAGAAGAACAAGCTAAGAAATTAGTTAACTTTAAAGTAATGAAAAAAGCTAATAAGTTGTTCCTTGACCTTGAAAGTAAAAAGGATAATGCTTTTGCTGTATTACGTATTTTTACAAGTGAGCGTTACCTATTAGAAGAAGCTAATTTACCAATACATAATATTGATAAGGTTTCACAAGATGCAAAAGATATGTTATTATATGATATATCAATTAATAAAATCACTGTTAATAGATTCATCGAAATAGCAGAAGACAAACACTTGTTAACACAATCATTTATTGAAGAATGTATAGAGTATAGCACATTACAAAGAGTAGCTAATACAACTACTATTATAATGGACAAAACAACTATTGGTAATACAATGGACGAAGCTATTGCTTTTATAACTGATAAATCTAATTCTAAAACTTTATTAGAGTTGAAAGCAAAAATGAATAACATGACTAATAAGAATTATAATGAGTCTAAAGATAAATAACTAAATGTTAGTACAAGAAATGCACATAGGTGTTGATGTAGGGGTACAGAAACTAAACACCGATACTTTGGATAATATATCACCTGAGCAAAAAGATTGGATTCTTAATGAGGCTCAGTTAAGGTTTGTAAAGAACCGTGTTAATCCTAAATCTAATCCCAAAAATGAAGGTTTTGAAATGACTTTTAAAAGGTATGAAGATTTAGAGGACATATACGAACACAAACCTTTAGACGTGTATATTGAAGATAACGAAGTGCAATTCAGCGTACTACCATATAACTATTTTCTCCCTATTGAAGGAGAACCTAGTGTTATATATAATTGTAATAATGTAACAAAAAGTATAGTATCAGTCATAGAACTGAATTGTGTAGTACCTTTCTTAAACGATTCTTCTGCCACTCCCTTTAACGGGTTTAGAATTACTCTACTACAAGGTGTTACACAAACTATACTTTTTGACATTAATGATTATAAGTTTACTAGTAATGTTGCTAATGGACAAATCAATTCTACTGAGGAACGATTTTATATTGTTCATCATATTATTGAAGTTATTAATAGAACTAGAACAGATATTGAAGTATATTGGGAGACGTACAAAAATGTATATACTCCCAATTCTTTTATCTTTGTTAGTAAAGATGTTACTTTAACATCTATTCAAGTTGGTAGTACAGTGTACAATTTTACACAAGTTAGTTTAAATGTTTACCAAACAACTGATAATAATATAGGTAAACAACCTGCTAGATTGGTTACAACAAAGACTAGGGAACTTTTAAAGCACCCTTTTTTAACAACTAAGTATGATAGTCCTATATTTAACATTAGTAATAAAATGATTAAAACCTATCACAATCAAAGGTTTATATTACACACTTTTTACTTATCTTATATTAGGAAACCTAGACTAATAAGCTTATCTTTAGAACAATCATGTGAGCTTAATAGTAACTTTCATGAAGAGATTGTTGATATTGCTGTACAACTTATAAAATCAAGAATCGAAGCTAAGGATTATGGTAGTATTATCAATGAGAATCTACTTAAAGAATAAACAAATATAAATAATAGAAAAATGAAAAAAATAATAGTATTAAAAAACCTTGCGCTAAATGCAGGTGTCACAGATATTAATGATGTAAATTCAATAACTGAAGGTGCATTAGCTATTTTTACTGATAAAAATGTACTTTTAACAGTTGGTAATGTTGTAGCTAGTATGTCTGATGTAAAATCAATTAGGTATGTTACTAAGTACGATGGTACAATGCACTGGAGTAATGAGATTGTAAGAGAACACGCATCAGTTGATGCACAAGCTTCTAGAGTTGCTGTTAAACCTATTATCTATGTAGGTAATGATTTAGCTACTGGAGCATTGAATTTACCTGGTACTTTAATACCTGGAACAATTGCTTTTATACGTATTGTAAAAGAGATTCCAATTAGAGAGGTTGGACTAGAGAAACAAAGATTTGAATACGTAGTTAAAACAGGTGATACTGCGGCAACTGTATTAACTGCTATTGTTGCACAGATTAACGGTCGTAGTGATAGATTTGTAGATGCTGCTGTAGTAACTGGTAATGTAGGTATTAAATTAACAGTTAGAGACGATGATACTGCTGTTACTGTAGGATTAGATGGTATTTTTGGTAACTCTACTGTTATTAAAGATGGTACTAGTAACTCTATAGCATTAGATTACGGTGCAGGAACTTTCAAACAGATTCAAGAGTTAGAAGAGTTTTATAGTCCTTCTAGTGGTAATACTAGTAAAATGTATTTAGCATCATACTACTTTAGTAGACAAAATGTAGCTATTACAGGATTGGCTTATGATACTTATACAATCAATTTCCAAAGAAGACACATGAGTGCTTCATCTACAGAGTTTGCAACTAACCAAGTATTGGTTGTAGCAATGCCTAAGGGAGCTACTTTACAAACAGGTTTCGAAACTATCCAAACTGCTATCTATGGATTAGCTGGTGGTAATGAAGAAACTGGTAATGACACAGCAGTCTAATAAATAATAAAATAGATGAAACTAAGATTTCAAATACTTAGTCCTAATAACACTGGAACACCTGACTACAATATCTGTAGTCAGGCTTCTAGTAATGTAGCATTAACAAACACTTCTTTAAAGGTTGTTATAGATGGTACTACTATATTAGATACTACTAATTTAGCTACATACACTTTACCTAATGGTACTATAACTACTACTACTAATAGCATTGCTGTTTCAAGCATTCAAAGAGTAAATACAAACTTTATTGAAATGACTATAGCAATGACTACTATTCAAGAGATTGATGCTATTATTAATGTAAGTAAAGTAGGTTACCTCCCATATAATAACATATTTAAGTTATTCGGATATGATTTAGGTAACAATCTTAATCAGAATAATACAGGTGGTACTGCTATTACCTATAATCCTAATATGGATATTTACCTCGTCAACGAAACAAATAACGTTGTAGGTGGTAATCAAACAAAAGCGTTTTCTGTTTTTACACACTATAGAAAACCTTTTACTAATGATATTTATCTATATAATTTATCTAGTACACAAGGTGCTATAAAATATGTAGACGCGAATAGTGATAATTTACTTACTGTTCCAAATGGTTTTATAACCGAAAAAGCAACTATAGATATACAACAAGTGGTTGAGATTAGTGGATATATTAATGGTGTTTATTCTACAATCTCCAGTTGTAGTACATTATTATTAACGGCTAGCAGTGAAGACTACATACCAACATATGAAGTGAGTACTAATTGTGAAACTAATTGTGGTATTAATGAATGTAGTACTACTATTGATTCTTTAAACAAAGCTAGTACTTTTATTGATTACAGTGGTGTTGTACAATTGTATATTAATGATGCTATTTCGTACCCTTATCCAACACAAACAATAGAATATAGTTTAATAGATTTTACAGGTAATGAAATAAATAGTCAAGCTTATAGTTTTACATTAACTTCACCAACATCTTATGTATATAACCATTCAACATACGATTGGTCTAATTTTCCAATACCTGAAGTAGGTGATTATGTATTACAGATAAAAATAGGTTCACCTAATATTTATACTTGTACTAAGACACTTAAAATAAAAAGTTGTAATTGGTTCGAAATACAACAAACTAGTTGTGACGAATATACTATTACTAATAATTCTTTTGATGATTTAAGTCTTGTTATTACTAAGTTAAATGATACTAAAGTTTTTGAAGCTTATAAGACTATTGTATTTGGTAATTTGAGTTCTGTTAAAGAAGTTTTAGCAACTGATGGTTTATATAAATTCAGTGTTACTAGAAACTCTAAAGAATACTCTTTTATAGTTGTTAATTACTGTGCTATAAAGAACTGTCTAATTAAATATATATCGAGTATCCTATGTCCAGAAGATTGTGGTTGTGAAGAGAATAAGGACACGACTAATTTTAATAGTACTGTAATGTTAGCTATAACATTCTTTAATATGTTGAACTCAGAGTATAATTTTAATTATATTTATGAAAGTATTGAATCAGATAAATTAGATAGTTTATTTGAGATTTCTACAGTACTTAATAAACTTAATGAAAATTGTGCTGATAATGACTGTGATTGTTAATGTTTTTACGTGTAAATAAAACTACGGTACTTGAAGAGAAACTAGATAAGGTATTTACTTACTTTAGAAAGAGATTGGTGAACTTACACACTAAAGAAATTAATCAGGACAACCTATTTGGTACTAGTGATATACATAAAGAAGTACAGATTATTTATATTGCTATTCTTTTAGGTGCTATTGAATACGATAATACACTTAAGATTGAAGATTATGTAGTTGATACTACTAAGTTCAAGGGCGTACTAGCCTGTAATAGTGTTGACTTATTGGAGGTATATAGATTGTTTGGTTTATTGAATGACGACACTATAGGTATTAATACTGTTAGTATAGAGACTACTCATGTTGTCGAACCTAATGTATTTGAAGATACTACTATATATACAAAACACGATATAAAAGAACTATTAAATACTAATGATAGTTGTAAATACGTTACAACTGGTGAAGAGTTCCATTTAATAGTAGGAAGAGATATTAATAATAACGAAATACATTTAGAAATATAAAATGGTAGAAGGTAAAAAATTGTTAGAACTAGATTTACAAACAAATCCTAATGATAATGATGGTATATATATATACGATAGTATCACTAAAACTAGTAAAAGAACTACTTTGTCTTATATACAAAGTTATATTAATATTCAAAGTGGTGTACCTCCTGTGACACCTACACAAGTTAGTCAGAGGTTTGAGTCTGCTAGTAATTATGATATTATTTACACAGGTGCTAATTTAAATACTGTTGAAACATTACCAACACCTATTACAACTACTGCTATACCGTATAATTTCTTTAAAGATGTTGGATCTATTGTAGAGATAGATTTAGAATGGGATGTACTATTGACTGTTGTAAATTTTAATTTATTTGATAAAGTTAGTATAAAAGGGAATATAAATGGAACAGCTGTTGCTTTTAGTACTTACGGTAACGGACAAACAAAAGTATTAAATAGTGTAAAAATAAAATTAATAAATATAGACGGTTCTATATTAAAAGGATTTATAGAGAATACTGATGTTACTACTTTCGCAGCCAGTGGAGGTGTACGTATGGAAAAGAAAAGAGTAACTTTTAGTCCTACTAGCGATTTAATACTTACAATAGATAGTTTTGAGACTGCAATAACTAATTTAACAACTGATACTGCTGTAGTGACTATCTTTAGCTCAACTATGAAAGCATTTAACCCACTTAAACTAACATAACAATGTCAGAACCATATAGACAAGCAAAGGAAGAAGAATTAGTAAGTACACAAGATAGAATTAACTGGAATACAAATAGTACTAAAATGGGGTGGGTTGATTATAATGACTTAAACACAAGTACGAACCCTATTTCAGTTATAGGTGGTTTAGATTTTGTTGATATAACTAATGACGGAGAAGGAGCTTTTACAAATGTTAACTACCTTCCTTCTAATATTACTAGTATATATAACGAAAATACAAATGAATTTAATTGGACACAGTTAAAATTAGGTGATACTATTGACATACGCTTAGATTTAGAAATTACAACTATCAGTACAAATACAGAAATAGATATTTATTTGTTGATGTCAATAGGTCAAAATCCATATCCTACACCATTTGTAACAGAAAAAAACTATAAAACAGTTGGTACTTATAATATAAATGTACTAAATGGTATATATATGGGCGATTTAAATACTTTTAATGGTCCTGCTAAATTTCAAATAAAGTCTGATAAAACCTGTACAATTAAAGTCAGAGGATGGTACTGTAAAATAATTAGATATTAAATAATATTACGACAATGACAGTAAAAGAATATAGAGAGTTCTTTCTAAGAAACTCACAAGTAAACTCAGGAAGTAAAGTAGACAAAGAATTAGGTTTTGATACAACTTATATAATTGAAAATAAGACTGTGTTTAATAGGTTCTTAAAGGGGAATTATCCTAATGCAGAAGTGTATAAGAAACTGTTCGAATCTGTTACTTTTAAACTTAATGTAGAAGATACTGCACAAGAAGGTGTACAAGGACTTGTTAAATTGTCTACTCAGGCACAGTTTGATGCAGGTAACGACTCCGATGCAGACAGTTTTTCATTACAGGCTAAGACAACACAGGTAAAAGCTCACGTAGCAGCGAGTATAACAACTGCTGTAGGTAACAGACAGTACACACATCAAAATAATATATCAAATGGCGAGACTGTAACTGCCTCTTTAAATGGTTTAGATCAAGCGGTACAAACTACTGAAACAAGTATAAATACGATTAATACTACTCTTACTACTTTATTACCTGTAGGTTCTATTATAATGTGGGCTGGTACTACTGCTCCAACAGGTTGGAATTTGTGTGATGGGACTAATAGTACACCTAATTTAAAAGGTAGATTTATAGTTGGTTACGATACATCGAATGGAGATTACAATGCAATAGGTAATATAGGTGGTGCAATGGATGTTACATTAACTGAAGCTCAGTTACCCGCACATTCACACGCACTTAAACAAACTCCAGGTAGTTTAGGTACAGGTACTAATGTCGATGTTTTAACTGCTGCTGCAACTACCAGTCAATTAACTTTTAAATCAAATACAACTACAGGTAGTACAGCTGGTAGTGGAAACTCTCATGAGAATAGACCACCTTACTATACATTAGCTTATATACAAAAAGCGTAATTATGAAAGAGATAATTTTAAATAATATTAATCCAATTGATTTTACGGCATACTATATATTAGCTGTAATAGGTCTATCATTTAGTTTGTTTTTAGAAGCTTATGATACTAAAACAAAAGTAAATATTAAAGATTGGTTTAAAGAGAACAAAAAAAGAATAATAATAAACTTAGTTACAATTGTATTTGGAGTATTATTTACAGAGAATATTAGTGGTGTAGAGTTAAACAGTTACACTTCTTTTTTAGCTGGTTTTACTACTGATAAGATAATTAAGGTACTGAATAATAAAAAATAAGATGGGAAAAATGATTGGAACATATGTTGACTACTTAAAAGAACATTATATCGGAGGTACATTTGGATCTATTAGTGCGGTAGGAATAAGTTATTTAGACTTGAATGTTAAAGAGGTTTATGAGATGCTATTAGAAGTATTAAGATTTATAATACTTCTATTTGGTGCGGTTACTGCTATATTAGCATTTTATGGTAGATATATTAAAAAAGTAAAAACAAAAAAAAATAAAAAGAAATGAGTAGAGAAACAGAAGCTAGATTAGATGTTCTTATTGCACAAGTTGATAAGTTACTTAATCCTGACCTTAATAAGTCGTTAGCACATAGTACTTTGTCAGGTGGGGAGAAGCAAATAATAATAGACTATACAAATCTAAAAGGTGCTGATATTAAAAGACGTACTTTGCTGTATGATACAGCTGAAAATTTAGTGAGTGATACATACATATTAGCACCTTATTAAAATACTATGGAATATACTAACTTAACTACAGGTGATATAGAATCTGTATATACTAGAAACTACCCCGACCCACTTAACAATAAAGGAGAATTAATATATCCTTTATTTGCACAAGGTGGTAGTTACGATGAAGACGGTTTAAGACTGTATTTAAATAGTGGAATTTCTGATTCGTACAGTGGAACAGGTGTTGATTGGTTTGATTTAACATCAAATAGTTTTGATGCTTTATTATATAATGATCCAGTGTACTCGACAAATAACGGTGGACTACTTGCTTTAAATGGAGTAGATAATTACGCAGATGTTGACCCTACTTTTGAGGTAGATTTGAGTAAAGAGTTTACTGTTCGTATGATAGTTAATCCTAGTTCTTTGGCTACAAGTAGACACGCATTAGCTACCTTTAAGACATCTGCTGGAACATCTTTTACAATATTTATATTTGCTTCTAATAATCAAGTTTTGGTAACTAGTATGGGTAACAATATTGTTAATAGTAGAACTGTTACCCCTCTTATAGCTGACACTTTTAATGAAGTTCTTATAAAGTACAATAATGGAGGTATTACTTTATTAGGTTCTTTTGAGATATACATAAATCAAGTTGAAGACAGTAGAGCGTCTGGTGCTAATCTTGGGAATGGTACTAATATTACAACTATTGGTGCTGTACCTATAGGTACTGGTAGGTTTTTCCTTTGGAGAGGTTATATACCTAAAGTCGAAGTGTTTGATAAATTAACAACTACAGCAGAAGATTTAAGTAGATATAATGCTGATAAACTAATATACAATTTACCATAATGACAAAATACGGAATAATAAAGATAAACCAACTACCAAAGATATACTTCTCAGAACTACATCAAACTAGTTTTGAGAGTTCTACTAAATCTAAGAATAAAAAGAAGCTAATTATATCTTTTGATATTGAACCTAGTTTCTTTAATGATATAGTATTTGAGGACATTTTCGGACGTACTTTATTTAGTGGCGAAGAGGTATCTCAGTTCCCTAAGTTGTTACCGTCTTCAATGATAAATGAGTGGTTGGTGTAATTAAAATTAAATATAAGAAAGATGAAAATATTATCAATATCAGGAGGAGAGACAAAACTTAGTGGTTTAGTAGGTATAGCAAGATCAGTAGTAGTAGAAAAAGGTTATAAACCTGATATTATTACTGGTAATTCTGCTAGTGCTTTAGCGGTTGTACTAGTAGCTATGGGTTTATGGGAGACATTGAAAGTTGCTAGTGTTGATTTAACATTAGATTCTATATTCAGTGTTAAACCTATTAATAAGAAAAGAAAGTTAACATTTAAAGCAATACTTAGAGTTGTTAGTAGTAAAGAGAGTATATCAGTAATGGATAACCTTGAAACGACTATTAAGAAATACATAAGTGAGGGTACTTTTAATAGGTACATAGCAGGTAATTACCCAGCTACTTATGTGAATACTACAGACTTTAAAACAGGAGCTAGAATTGTATATAATTTAAAAAATGTATCTTATCATAAGTTTATAAAGATTGTTAAGGCTAGTTCTAGTGTTCCTATGTTAGGTGAAGCTGTACATCTTGACAATGGTTATCATTTAGATGGAGGTATTAGAACTACAATACTATCTGCATGGGCTATAGATAAGTTTAAAGATGAGGTTAAAACTCATGTATCTATATACTCTAGACCTGATGATTTAACAAACATTCTTGATGAGTGGAAACCAAGTAACGTCGTAGCTACTGCTGGAAGAACTGCAAAAATAGCTCTATTGACTATCTCTAAAAAAGACGAATTAGTAGAGGACTTAATGTGTGATAAATACCAAGTTGAACAACATAAATTATATCTACCTAAACTTAGTAATCAAGCTTTTAATGTAGATAAAAAACATCTATTAGACTTATATGAAAGTGGTATTAAAGTTGGTAGAAGAATAAAATTATAATATGGCAACACTAAATGAAATAGCATACTCTTTAGCTGATACAATGGGACAACCATTGAATCATATGTTAATCGAGAGATTGAAGTTTACTATAAAGTATTATAGAGCTGAATTTATTAGACAAGATATTACTAAGAATGGTAATAGTACAGAGTATTTACAGACTGTTAGAATCGACTTGATATTAGTAGATGAACTAGACGATTGTATGGTAAGTACGGGATGTAAGGTTTTGAGAAGTAAAGACAAAGTGCCCAAGCCTGTAAGAAAAAACTATATTGTGCCTTTTAAGTATGTTGGTTTTATGGGGTTCAAAGGTGCTTTCACACATAGACAAGGACAAGCTGAACAATTTGCAAAGTTTAATAAATTTACTTCCTGTACAGTTGGATATGACTATAAAAATGGTTATATTTATGTAACCAATACAACTAAATTAAAGCACGCTCTTATACAAGATGCTTTTGTTGACCCTGAGGATGTTAATAGTTTTTGTAGTTCAGAAGATGGAAGTAATTGTTATAATGACGATATGGCTTTTCCTATTCCTGAAGATATGCTAAGAACTATTACTGATAGTATTAGAAGAGGTGAACTTAGAGTTGTTGGTCGAGATGATAAAGAGATAGAAATTAAAGAAGATAAACCTTAAATATGACTACTGTTACTACTAAAGATTACTGTAATGCTTATAACGATAAGACAAAAATAAGAATTATAGAACTTAAAAGCAAAGTAAAGACCTTTACTAAAATAAAGAAATTAGTAGTAACAACAATAGAGTATAACAACAAGAGTTTAAAACAGTATTTCGGAGTTGAGGTAAAAGATGTAATTGATGCTGTAGTATGTAATTTATCCTCCTTAGAATCGAAAATTCCGTTCTATATCTTACCCTTAGATGGTTTATCGAAGCCTGAGCTACTTGTGGAAGTCGAAAAATTAGCAGGACTCAATAAAAAACTAGATAATTTGAATAACCAAATAACTAAGGAAGAAACAAATCTTATTAGTTATAAATTGTATAAGTTTATAATCAGTACGTTTAATAAGGAGTTAGTTAATGAAATTATTAAGGGTTACGAGTTTAATGCAGGTTATGGTATATCTACTATAAGAATACAAAAGAAGAAAAGAGATTTAACTAGAGATGTTATTAATTGGGGTGCATCTTTAAAAAGGAAAAGAGAGATTATAGCAGAAGGTAAAGTCCCTTATGCAGTAATAGAAAGAGACGCACAAAGATTAATAACTAAAGATAATGGTGGTGTTCCATATTTTATTTATATGGTAGATGATTATTCTTACTGGTGGTATTGGAATAAGAAGAACTCTAATTTACCTAATGAATTAGTATATTCTTTTTCACCTGTTAAAGGTAAAGGTTGTATTATTAAAAAACTACATAAGTATAGAGAAGATAACCCCCAAGTAACCTTAAATTATAGAATGTAATGGCTGTATATAAATTAGTAAGTAGTGGTAATATAATAAGTAAGTTTTATAGAGATTTTCGACCTTCCAGTGACGAGTGGGTTGGTAATGCTGTTGAATGGATTGGAGAAGCTTTAGAAATAATAGGCTTCTTTGCTGGTTATGAGTCTTATACTTGGTGTCTTGATGTCAAGGAACACAGAGTTAAAATACCATGTGCTTTAGAGACTATATCAGGAATTGAATATGATAACACTAGATTACCTAAAAAAGGTGGTATAAACTTATATAAAAAATGTAATGTAGACTTGCCTAATCATGTGTCTGAGTCGTATAGATTAAATCCTAATTATATATTCACTTCTTTCGAGAAAGGAAAGATTACAGTATATGGTGAACGAGTACCTGTAGATGATAAGGGTTTTCCTATGATACCTGATAAGATACAATTTAAAGAAGCAATAACTTACTATGTATTAAGACAGATGATGCTTAGTGGATTTAAGCACCAAGTTTTAACACTTAAAGATGTTATAGCACTATGGGAAACACACCAAGTTAGAGCATTTAATGTTGGTATGTATCCAAGTATTGAAGACTATGAGAAATTTAAGGATAGTTGGTGTAATGTAATAATAGATGTTAATAAAGCTAAAAAGTTCTTTGATGTAGATTTAGAAGAGACTATAAGTATAGCTCAACCTCCTGGTTCTTTAGTACTTAGTGATTTTAGTATTCAAAGATAGATATGAATATACAAAAAGGATTTAGAACAGATGAGAGACCGTATAATCAAATAGATGGCAGTTGGAGATACGCAAAGAATGTTATTATTAATGGTAACTCAATTAACAATGAAGAAGGTTTTGACTTAATTGAAGCTCTAACTAAACCTGTTATAGGTTCTGTACAAGATGGTGTGACTACAATTATCTTCTCTACTGATAATACATTTAGTGAAATAGGTATATTAGATATTAATAACGTATATACTACAATTGTTAATAGTGCTTATATTGGATTCAATTTAGAGAACCCTATTGAAGGTCGTTCTAAAAGGAATTTCAAAGATGAGACAATTGTTACTTGGATAAGTGGTTTAAATACTAGTGCAAAACCACCTTCAATACTTAATTTACAGAACCTTCCTTTTGCTTTAAATAGTAATATGGAATTAGTTAATCCTAGTGAGGTTGTAAAAATATACCTTAAGCCTGAGATTAAAGTACCCGAAATTGATTCTATTATAGAATACACTGGTAATATTCCTACAGGTTCTATACAATTTGCTATAGCATATTTAATTAATGATATTGATGTAACTGAATTTGTTTATATTAGTGACTCATTTCATAATAAAGAAGACAAAGGTAGAGGAGTTAAAATACAATTAAAGAACTTAGATAATAGATATGATAAGTACAGAATAGTTGTCATAAATAGGAAAAATACTACTACAGAAATATTTCATATAGGAGATATTGATACTAATATAAATAGTTTTGTTTATGTTGGTCAAAATTTCGTACACAGTTATACCTTAAATGATATTATTATACCTACTGCTTCTTTTGATAGAGTACAAGCTATAACTACTGTTAAAGATCAGTTGATATATGGTAATTTTAAGACTACTGAAATTGATTATCAATGTTATGCAAATAATATTAACGTAAAATGGGATGTTATTAGTTCTACTAGTTACTTAATAGATAGATGTATTGACTTATCTGAAAGTGGTTTTACTGACTTTAATGAGAATAGTGTTACATATGATTTCTTTGGTAGGACATTTAAACCTAATGAAGTCTATGCTTTGTATATTGCTTTAGTAAATAAAGATGGTAGTGAATCTAAAGGTTATCATATACCTGGAAGAGATATTTTACCGTATACTGTAAATATAATTAAAGCTCATAGTTTTCCAAGTACTTTTTTATCAACTTACGAAGCTGTTACAAATGACAATGGTGTAGTTACTATTTCAGTTACTAGTTCTTCTGCTGATCCAGTATCTACTACGCTACTATCAAATACTAGAGAATACATTATTAATTTGAATGGTAATCATTACGAAATGGAATGTGCTAGATTTGAATTAACTGGTGGTTCTAGTCCTATAAGGAATACTTATATCACACTTAAAGGAACATACGTTGTATTCCCTGAACCTAATAACGGTTTAATAGATATATTATATGATGCTTCACTTAAAGAGAATAGAATTATAACACACGGAGCAATTGATTCTAGATTTTTATCTAATTATCATTTAGCAGATACATCGAATGGTACTACTGGTATCTTAGGCTACTGGGAAAATAAGAATGAAGTTTATCCTAATACAGATGATTTTAATATATGTGATTTAACTGGTGTAATTGGGAATATAAAAGGTAAGAATGTTAGACATCATAGAATGCCTACATATGCAACCATTAAAACCAAAGCTGATACAGATTCAATAGGTGATTTTTTATTCACTTTACGTCTAGAGAATGTTATTATACCTGATGAGATAAAAGATAAGGTACAAGGTTATAGATTATATTTTGCTCAGAAGGATAACAATAATCAAACTGTTGTCTCAGAAGGAAACGGAATAAGACAGACAGATAATATTATTGATGGTGGTACTACTATACCAAATTCTACTGACAGATTTAGATACTATTCTAAAGAGACTTTGGATTACAAACCAAGTCTGAATAACAATAATATGTACATTAGATATAGCAAAGAGCGCAATAATACTACTTTTAATGGTACTGTATTAAATGCAATAAGTAGTATTAGTTATGTACCACAAGGTAATAGTACAGCTAATCCCAATAGAGAGGAACATATTGCTATTAGAACTATTACTAACATACCGTCTAATTCTATTTTTAGTATTGAACAAGTACTATCTGATGTACATTTAAAATATGAAAATCAAACTACTGTTGACACAGGGTTGATGTTTTTAACTAATGACACAGACAATGTATACAATAGTGGTGACATATTAGGTGGAGATACATACGAAAGAACTGAGACAGTAGCAGTGCATAGTTATAATGAGCCAGATGTTATTACAAATAGAGTAAAAAAGATATATACATTTTTATCACATAGTTCTTATTCGACTGATTTACCACATTTTGTGAATGAGGATAGAGTTGTTAATATAATGTTTATTACACTTAATAACATCAAACCTTTATCAATTAACGACGGATTAACTAGAACAACAAATACATTTGCATACAGAATAGCTAGGAGTTTAAAAGACTTTGATGAAACTTTAACAATAGGTTGGAGAAAGTTTCTAATAAATAGTTATTATGATATGCCTAGAACTAAAGGTGAAGTATGGAAACTAGAGAATGTAAATAGAGTTTTATATATTCAGCACAAGTATACTGTATATGTCGCTTCTATAAAAGATGTATTACAAACTAGTAATATTACTGCTTTTCTAGGAGATGGTGATTTATTTGATAGACAACCTGACGAAATAATAACTACTGAAAATGGGTATATCGGTTGTCAATCTAAGTTTGCTGCTTTTACTACTAAAGTTGGATATTGTGTTGTAGATCAGAATCAAGGTAAGATATTCCTTATATCAGGTACTACGCCAAAAGAGATTAGTAGTAATGGTTTAAGAAACTTCTTTAGAGATAACTTAGGTTTAGCAACTGAGATAGATAATCCTTTTAATGGTATTGGAATCTTAGGTGTATATGATGAGAAATGGAATAGGATTTTAATTACTAAGAATATCAAGAGAACTACTGAGACTGAAACTGACTATTCATTTACGTTTAGTTATAGTCCTGTCAATGACAGTTGGATTGCTCTACATGATTACATACCTGATGCTATATTTAATACTAGAAATAAAGTATTCTCAGTTAATAACACATCTACAGGTAATGTATATTTACATAACATAGAGAGTAAGAGAGGAAGATTCTACGATCAAAGTGTAGACAGTGAAAGTATAATTGATATTGTTTTTAATAGTAATAGAATTGAATCTAAACTTATTACTTCTATTAATTGGGTAAGTGATAGTATAGAAAGTAATAATAATACTGAACTAAAAGATACAATAACACATATAATGATATATAATAATTATCAATGTAGTGGTATTATTCCTTTACAGTTAGTACCTACTTGGTTTAATGAGATTAAAGATATAAAGGAAGAAGAGTGGTCATTTAATAAATTTAGTGACGTTGTTGTTAATAGAAATTTACCTTTTATAGATAGTAAGTTTGATGTTATTAGTAGTAACGTATCAAATAATAAAAGTTGGTTTAGAAAAAATAAATTCATTGGAAAGTTTGTTATTGTCAGATTTATTTACGATAATAGTAGTCAGAATGATTTTTTCTTGAACGATGTTAAAGTCAATGGTAGAATTTCAGATAGATAAGATATTATGAAAATGAGAAGAAAAATAGTTAAAAAGAAAGGTAAAAAGAAGCCTAATTATCTACAAACTGGAGGTAATGTTTATGATAATGACAAATCTGCATTTGCTAACTACATAGAACAAGGTAACGAAGACTATGAAACAGCTTATGCTGATATAGACAAAGGCATAGCAGGTATACAAGATAGACCTGATGTGACTACAGGAGAACAAGCATTAGGTTTTGGTGCTGCTGGTTTGCAAGGTTTCGCAACAGGTTCACAATTCGGTCCACTAGGAGGTATTATTGGTGCTGGTGTAGGTATTGGAACAAGAGCTTTAAATAATAACAAAAGAGCTGTCGCTGAAAGTGGTGCAGAAGCTAGTGCAATAGAAGAAGCTAGATTCAGGAAAAAAGAACTTAAAGGAAAACAAGAACAGTTCCAAAAAGATGCTTATGCTAATGTCTTAGAAGGAGCTAATACAGAAGGTTCTAACAATGTAAGTTACTTTGCAGGAGGTGGTAATTTACCTAAGCGTGGTATGTACGCTGAGACTGGTGGAAATCTTAATGAAATCGCTGAGGGTGTAGACAAGGTAGAAGGGAATTCCCATGCACAGGGCGGAGTTGATTTAGCCGTTAATAATGAAATTGTAGCAGAGGTGGAGGACAAAGAAATCATAATGGATGATGATATGGTATTTAGTGATAAGTTAGGTTATGCTAAAGAAGCTGAGAAGTTAGCTAAGAAGAAAGCTAAGTTTGAAGGTGATTTAAAGAGTAACAATACACAAACTAAGAATACTGCTATTAGAATGACTGCTCAAATAGACATGAAAATGGAGAGACTGTTTGAACACCAAGAAGCTACAAAGCCAAATGAAACAAAGACTCTAGCTAATGGTGGTAATTTACCTCCAAGTGAAGGTGTCGCACCATCTCAGTTTCCATTATTACAGGCTAGTACGCTATTTAATGAAATCAACACTTCTCCACGTGCTAGACTAGAATATGAACTAGCTAATCCTGAGGAAGAGGAATACGGTTCTTTTGAGATACCTGAAATAGAAGATCAAAGTTATAAGTTAGAGAAACTTGAGTTACCTAAGATGGACACATATGAACCACCTAGGACTTATACTGCTCCGAGACAACGATTTGCTACAGGTGGAAATTTAAATAAGATTAATAAAGGATTACAATTTGCTTTACCTTTAGCAGAGAATTTATATAATGCTAGTTTAATTAATAAAACACCTAGTTTACCAAAGAGGGAAGAATTACGTCCTAATTTACTTCAACCAGCTGAGCTAGAAACAGATGTAAATATTAACCCACAGTTAGCTCAAATACAACAAAGTACTAGAGAATTTAACACAGGTGTTGATAGAAGTACAAATAACGCTAATGTCGGAAGAGCGAATAAATTAGCAGCACATATTAAAGGACTTGAACAAGCTAATACTGTAAGAGGACAAAAAGAGAACATTGAAACTGACTTAAGAAATAAAGATAAACTTAATAGACAGTCTGTACAAGCACAGAATTTAGCTAATATTAACGCATATGATAGACAAGGTGCAGAAGGTAGATATTCAGATGCTTTATTAGAAACTCAACAAGCTAATGAAATCACAAGTTTGAAATCTCAGAATGTAGCTAAGTTGACGGAAGATGTTTTAGGTGGAATTAGACAAGGTAATCAAGAGAAACTAGATAAGAGAAAAATAGATTTAGATTTATTGCAATACGGTACTGGTGTTCAAGGTAAATTACTACAGGATCCAACATTTGTTAATGAACTTAAAGGAGATAAGAGTAGACAAGATGCTTTTAAAGAACTAATAAAAGATAGACCTGACTTTCAAGAACAATGGAATGAATTGTTTCCAAATAATAAAGCTTTTAGTGAGAAGTTAAAACAGAAAAGTAGACAAGGTGTAAGAGGTATTCAGAGGAGACCTACACAATCAGTACGTACACAAACAAGTGGAGAATTAGCTTTACCAAATAATATATAATAATATGCCAGAATTAACACCGCAATTAAGTTATGCTAGAACTGTTGATACATATGTCGGACAACCAGTTAATGAGATAAAAGCATTGACTAGTGAATTAGATGATAGACATAAAAGTAACAGAGGTGATGCAGATAAATTAGAAATATTAGCGTATAATACTAAAGTATTAGATAATGATAATGATAATGAAATTAAGTCAGAAGCATTTAGCAATATAAAACAAGGTTTAAATGATTTCGATTATGGGAATAATTGGGAAGATGCAGACGAGAAGGTAAGAAGTCTTACAAAAGGTTTTGCAATGAATAGTGCCTTAAATAAGGCTAAACAAAATAAACTAGCTAGAGATTCAGGTGTTGCTGAGTTACAAGAAGCTACAGCTGAAGGTAAGATTCCAAAAGAATGGATGAACTATGAGATAATGAGAGCTGATGAAGGTTATCAAGGTGTATCTATGAACGAAGAAACTGGAGAGTTTGAAGGTACGTATGGACTTAATAGACCTAGTGATTACATTGACATAGGTAAAGAGATGTGGGATTTAGCTAAGGATGTTAAGGCTGGAAAAGAACCTTTATGGTTAGATAAAACAGATGGAACTAGAGATTATATTATTCATACAGAAAAAGGTTATTTATATGAAGGTACTTTAAAGAGTGTTGAACCTGATAAGATACAAGGTGCTTTGAGAGGTATGATAATGAATAATGAGAACTACAAAGGACAAATTAAGTATGAGAATGATTTGTTGAAATGGAAGATGACAAGAACAGGTGTAAAAGAACAACCTAATAGACCTCTAAATTCAGACGATTTTAGGTCTCTACAAGCATCTAATGTAATAAATAATAAAGACTTACAAATAGCATTAAGTTCTTTTGGTGAAGATGTTAGAGTTGAAGACCTCGAAGCTGAAGGATATTTAGATAGTTTCTTTGATGCTGTAATGTATGGTAAAAAAGTAGATAGTTTTATTGATCCTGCTGCTATTGGACAATCATTCTCTGAAATGGATGTAAGTAGTAAGAAAGATTTCATTTCAGCTGAGGCTATTAAGTATAATAGAACTAGGAAAGACGAACTAGCTGAAGAGAATAAGGACAAAGCTGCTTATATACTATCTTCTCATGGTATTAAAATACATAACCCTACACAACTTAATTCAGAAGTTCAAAATAATGGTGAACTAGGTATTACAAATGAGACTAAAGATTTAAACTCTAGTCTTAAGACATTAGAAAGTTCTATTACTAATAATTATAAGATAATTGATAATAAGAATGCTAGTGTTGAAGACGTTGAGACAGCTAAGAAAAGTAATGAGGATTTATTAAGTCAGTTTTACACTAATAAAAATAGACGTGACTATCTTAATGAAGTATCTAATGAACAGTATTGGAAACACTTATACGAAACTAATAAAATATCCAAAGACGAATATAATGCTAAAGTTGATGGTATAGATAGTAAATCAATACAGATAGAAAAGGATAAAACTAATATTGATAAGAAACTAAATACAATATTTGATGAATTTTCATTAGAAGGTAAAGCTTTCCATATTGGTGGTGCTCTTCCATACGTTAGAGATCTTGATACAGAGGAGATAGTTAATTACTTAAAGACTGGTGATGGTGATAGTGAAGGAAGAAGACAATACTTTGTATTAAAAGACTTAATAAGTCAAGGTAAAATACCTAAAGATATATTAAACGAATTAGAAGGTGTTAGTTCTTCTGTTAAAGCTAAGGATAAAACTAATGAGATTTTTGAAAATAAAGATTTATTTAAGAAGTATTTAGATACTAAGATTGATGAAGCTTATGAACCTGCTGTATTCGATTTTAGTACTAATGTTAAAAACCCTGAAAAGTTATCTTTCTTAAGTCAGACTTTATCTAATCACGTTAAACGTAATAAAAATGGTTATATAGTATACGATCAAGATGGACAACAAACTAACTTAGATAGTGATGAATCGCCATTGTATAATCAAAATGATATTACTATTACAGGTTCTACAGACTTTGTACCAAATCAAGGTATAATGTTGAAGGGTTATGTTGACGTAACAAAAGAGAATAGTAGTACTGGCAAACTAGAGAAAACAGGAGAGAGAAGAGAGATACTTTTAAAACCTAGAGAGAGTAATCAAGAAGCTAGAATGGTTATTCAAAATTCTCTTAGAAAGGATTACAACAAATGGGATTTAGCAAAAGGTGAAAATGCTACTTATGGTAATGGTGTTGAGTATGCTGATGCTATTGTCCAAACTGATATCGAATCACAAGGAGATATATTTAGAAGAACAAAGATATATGAAGGTGAAGAACAAAAGCAACAGTATAATTTAGGTGCAGATTTATCAGCTAATGTAATTAAAAAGAAAGTTAATGGTAAAGATTACTATACAGTTAATGTTGAAGAGTTTAATATTAATAGTGATTTACAAGGTAGCCTAAATGAAACACAAACTAGAGACAATGATTCTTTACAGTTTGGTAGAAAAGGTGCTATAACAACACAACACACAGGTGATGCTAGAAGTAATGCTGTATTCTATGATTTACCAAGTATGGAAGCTGCTCTAGAAGAGATTACTAAAACACATAATGGTCTTACTACAACAAAGATTGATAAATCTATTCCTCGTTCACTGAGAAATAACAATCCTTTAGCTATGACAACAGCAGTTGCTAAATCTCTTGGATTTGTAGAGGGTGTAGATTACGTTGATAATAATGATACATTTGGTAGTTCTGATGGGAATAAGACTTATACGACAGCTACTTTTACAGGTAGTGGTAGTCCTGTTGACAAGTTGGTTTCACAATTTGATAAGGTAGCCCTAGCCGATAATAGTAATATATTTACAACTGGTGGTGGTAAACCTCGATGGTCTTATCTAAAGGAGAAGTTTGGAAAGGTTTTTACCAACAAGGATTGGTTATCTCTAACGGAGACTGAAAAGTACAATATAATAAAGGAGATGAGCATTGTCGAAGGCGGTGGTAATGTCTTTAAGCTTTAAATAATCTAAATTAAATATAAATCCACTTGCATAAGTGGATTTTTTTTTATATCTTAAAGTATTAAAATTAATAATAAACTATTATATATATATATGCCTGATTATAACGACATCTTAAAAAAACACGCTAATACAAAACTAGAAAGTGTTGAACCTACAGACGAATCACTATACAGTATTGATGGTTTAGAGAAGGATGAAATCGCTAAGGAAACAAAAGACACTTCTATTGCTGATATACTACAGAAACATTCTGGAAATAGAACACAGTTAAAAGAAGGTGTACAAACTGAGGTTGGTATTAGTGAATACGAACCTTATATTCCTGGGTTTAGTGCTACTAAAGAACTTGATGAATTGAATCAGGCGAGAGCTAACAATCAATCAAACTGGGAAAAAGCTGGTAGTGTAGGTAAACAGATGCTTGGAGAGATTGTTGGTGGTAGTATTAGTGGACTTGGTTCAATATTTGAATTACCCGATGCTATTATAGATGAAATGTCAGGTGAAAGTGCTGATTTTAATAACTTTTTGATTGAATGGGGTGAGGGTATTAAAGAATATGCTAAAGATAGCGGTAAAATTTATAGAACTAACCCTGATAAAGCATTTGATTTTGGTGACTTTGGTTGGTGGGCTGAAAATGGTGTTAGTTTATCAAGTACAATAGGTCTAATGATACCTGCTACAGCTGGTGTTAAAGGATTAGGTTTAATTTCAGACGTATTAAAGATCACTGATAAAGTTAGTGATACAGCTAAATATTGGAGTAAGTTGTCAACTTCTTCTGCTATTATGCGTAATGCTGAAAACATGACTGAAAGTTTATCTATTTCACACAAGTCAAGAGAGTTCGCAATGAAACAATTTGAGAACGAGGAAGAGTTCCAAAAAGTAATTGATAGTGAACTAGGTACAGAACTACGAAATAACGGTAAAGCTTTAACAAAGGAAAATGTTGCTGATTTAATTGCTGCAAAAGCTGGTTGGAGATCATACAAAGTGAATAGTGCGAATATTGTTTTTGATATGGTACAAATGGCACCTTTATTTAAAGGTTTCAAAGCTGGTACAAGAACTAACAAAGTAGTTAGTAGTAAAGTAGATAAAGCAATTAAAGGACATGGTTTTGACAGCTTTGGTAAAGTAACTAAAGTAAGTAAGATAAGTAGATATTTTAATCCTATTATTTCACCTATTGCTAGACAATCTACAGAGGGTATTGAAGAGGGTATTAACTTTATTGGCGGTGCTGAGGGTGAATACTATGGTAAGACTCTAGCAGGTGGTAAAGATACTAATTTTGGTGAGAGATTGTCAGGATATTTAACTGATGGTCATTTTTATGAAAGTGCGGCATGGGGTGTTGCAGGTGGTGTAGTCTTTGACGGTGCTACTGGTTTACTAAAGAGAACACAAGGTTATAAAGATAACACTGATGATAATAAAATAAAAGAGATTGAGCAAAGAAAGCAAACTATAAATAGTTATAAACAAGCTCATAAAGAAATCTTAGATAACGAAGAATCGACACCTAATCAAAAAGCTGAATCTGTATCACAATTACAAGATGAAATGGCTACTGATTTAGCTATGAGAGCTAGTGCTGTAGGTAACGTTGACTTATTACTTAATCAAATAGAAACACCACAATTTGGTGAACAGTTAGTAGAAGCTGGATTAGCTGATGCAGATAAGATTCAAGATAATGTTATAAAGCTAAAAGAAACTATCTTACAAACAGAAGACTTATATAAACAATACTATAACAAATTCTTTGTAGGTAATGAGACACAAACTGTAAAGAATCATTTAATCACTGAGTCAATCAAACTTGAAAGAGCTATAACTAGACATTCTAAACAAGCTGATAAATTAAATAGTACTGTTTTAGATACTAAATCTAAAGACAGAGTGTACCAAAACAATTTAGAGAAAGGTTTAGATGGTACTATAAAAGCACAAGCAATTAATAATGCAATGGAGTTGTTAAAGTCTGCTGGTTTTGCTGATAGAGTTCCTAACTTAGAACAAAGATTAAAAGAGAACAAAGTAAAGTATGAAGGTACTGTTGAATTTGCAGGTCTCAATGAGAAACTTATTACTAAGATCAATCCTGCTATTATAGAAGGATTAACTGAACAAATTGCTATAGAAGAAGCACTTAACTTTCACGATGAGAAACTTAAAGAGATTAATACTCCTGAGTATAAAGAGAAATTAAATGCTGATTACTTAAAGGAAGTAGCTAAGGAAGAAAAAGAAGCTAAGAAGGAAGCAGAGAAAGTTAAGAAAGATGAAGTTAAAAAGTCTGTTAAGGAGAAAGCTAAAGAGGTAGTTAGAAAAGCTAAAGAGAAAGTAACTGGTAAAAAAGATACTACAGAAGAAACAGAACAACCTACAGAACAACCTACAGAAGCTGAAGAATCAACTACTGAGTTTGAATATCCTAATGATCCTGCTGTATATAATGATTCAAAATATAAAAATGATGAAGAGTTTCAATTAGCACTTAGTCAACCTGATAGTATTGATACATGGTTAGAAGTGTATAACCCTGACCAACCTTTCGCTACTTCACCTAATGAAGAAAAGTATAAGATATTACAGAACAAAAAAGCAGAGATTGAGAATAACATCCAAAATAGTATCTTTGGTTTGAATGAACAAGATACTCAAACTGCTACAGATACTTATGGTGATTTAGATAAAGAGACATTTTATACAGAAGATAATAATAAGACTGTTAAAGGTGAACAAGAGACTATTGACGGTGACTTAGAAACATCTGTTGATAATGTCGAATATACAGAAGATAATCAACCTGTAAAAAGAGACGAAGGAGATAGTAGAGTTGTATCAGGATATAATATACTTGCTTATTTGTCACGTGGTTATGAAGATGTTATAAGTACTCTAAATGATGGTACACAAAGTTTAACTAAGGAAGATATAGATGATTCTTTGAATGAGAATTTACTAGATAAAAATATACTTAATCCTAATGAATATCAAATAGGTGATGAATTGACTGTCCAACTAGATAAATCATATAACGTCGACAGTGCTACATTTTCATCATTACAGGCTAGTGAGACAACCACAAATTCTCTAGTACCTATAGTTATACTTAAAAACAATAAGAAAGTAGCTTATCTACATGATACAAATTGGATTAATGAGAATAACGTAGCAGGTGATATCGAGGTACAGAAAAAGAAACTTCAAGAAGTTAGAGATACAATTGCTAATTCTACTGAACCAATAACTATTAAAATTACTAATAGGAACTATGGTGTATTAGCTAAGACAAAAGACAACAGACAAATAGATACTATTAATGCTTTTCCTGACAAAAATCTTAAGTTTGGTATAGGAAAGAATGGTAAATTATTCAATACTAGAGAGACTGAAACATCTGATGTTGTATTGAACAAAGACTTCAATGAAGGTGCTGTTTATGCTGTTGCTCAAGTAGGTACTAAAGATGGTAAGAAACAACATATAGGACTGCCATTAAGACGTAAGACTGTAAACCCTGTTATTTCTAAGTCTATTAGAAAAGCTGTAAAGTTATACTTAGGTAATGACAAAGAAAGTAAAGAAGTTAAAGATGTTTACGATAATTATGGGTAC